GTGCGCGCCGATCGAGGTTGCGGCCATCAACGTCGACACCGGAGAAACACTCGAATTCGTGCCGTACGTCGACCTGTCCAAGGTCTCGATCGAGCCCCAGGCCTTCGCCATCAAACGCTATTTCGAACGCGGCGTGTACGAGGTGATGCTCACTCCCGACGAGACCACCAAGCACTGGATGCACTTCCGGGACATGCTGCGCAAAAACACATTCGCAGGCTGCAACCCCGCCTTCGACGCTCGGATAGTCGCCAACGCTTGCACGCCGACCTGGCACTACCGCCTGGCCGACCTCGCCGCCTACGCGGCCCCAGCACTCGGGCGCGGCCCGTCCGAGCTGCCGGGACTGGCCGACGTGCTCAACGCCCTCAAGATCGAGAACCGTTGCCCACATTCGGCGCTCGGCGACGCCGAGGCCACCGCCAAGGCATTCGAGAAGCTGCGCGACATCTATGCAGAACAGCGGGAGTCCGCGCGATGACCGCCCCGTCCATCTCCCGTCGCTACATCGACGCCACCCCCGTGCGCGAGCATCTGGAGAAGCTGCAGGCGATCGGCTGGACCATCAACGCCATCGCGGCCGCCAACGGTCACCCGGGAAAGCTCGTCACTACTCTGCGCCAGATCCTTCGCGGCCAACAAACCTGCGCCCCATCCACCCGCGACTACGTGATGTGGATGGACCCCGAACTACCTCCCGAGACCGGAAAACCGTTCGTACTCAAATGGTCCGAATATGTGTACATCGGCGTACCCGACCATGCGGCCGCACGCGAAATGGGCATCACCTACAACTCCATGTCAGAACAGCTACGGCGCAACGGATTCCAGCCATCTGCGCTGCTGTATGAGCTCGCCCGCGAGGAACGCGAGAAAGCCAAGGCCGCCGAATGACACCACGAATCGGATCACTCTTCTCCGGTGCCGGCGGTCTCGATCTAGCCGTCGAGCACGTCACAGGTGGCCGCACAGTCTGGCATTGCGAAGCCGACCCGGACGCCTCGAAAGTGCTCGCCGCGCACTGGCCGGATGTGCCGAACCTCGGCGACATCACCGCCGTCGATTGGTCGGCTGTCGAGCCCGTAGACGTGCTGTGCGGCGGGTTTCCTTGCCAGGACGTGTCCGCGGCGGGCCGTCGCGCTGGTATCGCAACGGGCACAAGGTCGGGACTCTGGCTGGAGTACGCCGAGGCAATCAATCAACTACGACCGCAACTCGTGGTCATCGAGAACGTCAGGGGGCTACTCAGTGGCTACGCCCATCGCGCAATGGAACCCGGCCCGGATGATCTGGGAGACCGATCAAGCCGACCTCTTCTGCGAGCAGCGGGAGCCGTACTCGGAGACCTGGCCGACCTCGGGTACGACGCGCAATGGACAACTGTTGCCGCTTCCGCCATCGGAGCACCACACCGCCGCGAACGGGTCTTCATTGTTGCCTACCCCGCGGGCAAGCCGTGGAGCCTCGACCAGCGAGACCCGCGACGCGCTGCTGCCGACTCCGAGGGCGACCGACGGGACGAAGGGCGGCCCGAACCAACGGGGCTCCTCGGGCGATCTGATGCTGCCCTCGGCGGTAATGAGGCTGACCGATTAGAGCTGCTGCCCACCCCGACTGCCAGCCGGTACGGGAGCAACCAATCGCCGAGCACCTCGGAGCGGCCCAACGCCGACGGTGTGCAGCACCCGACCGTCAAGCCGCTGGACCTGATGCGTTGGCTGGTGCGGCTGGTGACCCCGGTGGGCGCGGTGGTACTGGAGCCGTTCGCCGGCAGCGGCACGACCGCCGAGGCATGCGTTCTGGAGGACCGCCAGTGCATTGCGATCGAACGCGAGGCCGACTACTTGCCGTTGATCGTGTCGCGGCTCCAAAAGCCAGTGCAGGCGGGTCTATTCGGGCTGGAGGCGGGCGCATGACCCGCACCCCCGAGAGCACCAAGGCATACCAGGCCGGTCTGTGCGTGGACTGCAAGACCGAGCCGCACAGTGCCGGTCGGCCGCGGTGCGAGAAGTGCCATACGAAATTCAGAAGGGGTGAGTGATGGCCTTCACGGCTAAGTACCCCGGTTGGTGCACCAATTGTGACGACCGCATCGAGGAAGGCGACGAGGTGCGGTATTCGGGAGCTGGCGAACTCATGCACGACTCATGCGTTGACGACTCGGAGATCCGCGACGTAACTACCTGTGCAGCATGCTATTTGATTCACACTGGGGAGTGCTTCTGATGCCCATACGTCCGGAGAACCGCGACCGCTACCCCAAGGACTGGCCCGAGATCTCGCGCCGCATCCGGTTCGAGCGCGCGCAAGGCCGCTGTGAGTGTGAGGGCGAGTGCCTGCGGGGTACACACCTCGACCGCTGCCCGAACGTCAACGGACAGCCCGCATACGGCACCGGCAGCCGCGTCGTGCTGACCGTGGCGCACCTGAACCACACCCCCGAGGACTGCCGGGATGAGAACCTGCGCGCCATGTGCCAGGGGTGCCACCTGCACTACGACGCCGAGCACCACGCACAGACCCGCCAGCGGACCCGTACCGAAGCTCTTGAGGCGCAGATGGATTCGATGTTTGAGGTGGTGACCAATGCTTAACCGCATCGACCGTATCGCCACGATCCTGCGCTGCGCTGGCGTTCTACTCCCGAACGACTGCACGCCGACGTGGGATTACAAGCGAGAGATCGACGAGCTCGCCGCCAAGATCGACAAGGAATTGCAGCCACGGCCGGGCACCATCCTGGCCGACCTCATCACGCGGACCCGCTATGCGATCGAGTCGGGCAACTCCGACTCACTGCACCGCGAACTGTTGGAGCAAGTCGAGTTCCTAGACCACGAGTTCGAAACCGAACGGGACCGAGCCAACGAGCATTTCGAGGCCCGCATGAGCGCAGAGGCCCGCGTGCGCGAGCTTGAGTCGCAGTTGCCCGCTCGCGTGCTCTACGCACCAGGAGATGACCATGCCTGAACGTATCCAGCGCAAGCGCACAGCGGGCTGGCGGATGCCAGAGGGGGCTATCTACGTCGGGCGGCCGAGCCGGTGGGGTAATCCGATCCGAATCACGCCGGAGCGTGGCCGGTTCTGCACGATGTACCGCGTACACGGCTCACCCCTGGACCTGACCGGCGGTCCGTCCTATTGCGACATTGCCACCGCACGACACTTCGCGGCATGGCTGTTTGAGTGCGACCTACTCAATGGCCGGTACCCGAACTACCCCAGCCTCGATGAGATCCGCGCCGAGCTGGCTGGCCATGACCTCGCGTGCTGGTGCCCACCGCGGCGTGTGAGCCCGAATGGCTCCCTCTGTGAAATCAACTGCCATGCCGATGTGCTGCTCGAAATTGCCAATTCTCAAGACGAACAAGGAAGTGTGACCCCCTGATGTGGTTCCCCGTCGATGATGCGTTCCACTCGCACCCCAAGGCGCAGCGCGCCGGAGACGAGGCGTTGGGCATGTGGACACGCGCCGGATCGCATTGCATGGCCTATTTGACGGACGGTTTTGTGGCCGAATGGTGGGTAAAACAGCAGCCGAAAGGCGCTGCAAAAGCACGAAAACTCGTCGATGCCGAGCTATGGCGCCGAGGCGAAAATGATGGCGAGCCGGGCTGGTGGTTCCACGACTGGAAACCAGAAAACCTCAAGGTCAACATACTTGCGGCCAGGGAGCAGGCACGCCAGCGGAAGGCTAAGTCACGCAGTCGGTCACGCGTGACAGACACCGTGACTCACACGTCCGGTCACGCGTCTGTCCCACCAACAACACCACCCCACGCCACCCCACACCAAGTAAATAATCAGTTGGTAAGGGATCTTGCGTTGGTAGACGCGGGCGAGGACAAGACCCCCCACTGCTCGAAGCATCCCGACGGCACCAGCGAGCCTTGCGGCGCCTGCGCTGACGCGCGGCGTGCCCGAGCCGAGATCCACCGCGCCGAACGCGAATCCGAGCAGCAGGCCGCCCTGGAGGCCAAACTCGCCGCCATCGCGGTCTGTGAGATCTGCGATTCCGACGGCTACGACGGCACCCGCGTCTGCGATCACGTGGACCGATCCGAGGTCGCCAGAGCCGGACTCGCCAGAGCCCGCGCAGCGCTCGAAAATCCCCCCGCTGCGACCGGATAGTCCCGAACGGCCCGAAAACCCGCCAGCGGCGACCACAGCCCCAGGAATCGATATGCGAACGGAGACACGATGACCGAGAAAACGGACCCCGAGCGGCTTACCTGCCCCGGGCTGACCGACGGCGCTCGCGTGGCCGTGCAGCTCGACGACGGGACGCTGATCGAGGGGTACTGGTACGACGACGCGGTACACGACGAGCCGCGCAAGCCAGCTCGCCCACCCGCGCCCTGGCGCATCCACAAGCGCACCGACGGATGGACTCGCTGGACCATCTGCAAGCAACACGCACTCGACGAGTGCGAGCCGTGGTGCTATTTCGAGACCAGCACAGAGGCATTCGCCGCGTTCGCTGCCGGGTGTGCGCGATGAGCGAGCGCGACATCGATGGGCGGGTGCTGAAAGTACGTCGCTGCCGACACAACCTGTGGCACTACTACGACGCCAACGGAAACCGCCGATGTGCCGCCTGTGACGGCCACGTGCGACCAGTGCCCGGTGCCTCGATCTGCGCACTACCCAAGAAGGCCGGCCAATGAAGCACGGCGACGCAGAGCGCATATGGCAGATGTGCCTAGACCTCGGGCTGGCGGTGCAGCCCTGGCAGCGCGCACTCCTTGACCACTACGAACAGCGGGACATCGATGCCCAATTCGACCAGATAGCAAGGAGCATCACCGAATGACCAAGTGCAAGCGCTGCGACCGCGCTACCGAGCTGTTCGTGTGCAGGGCGTGCGTGAGCGAGCTGCGCGACCGGCTGCGCGCGCTGCCCTGGTGGCTGGACCGGCTCACCGAGACCGCCGTCGGGCAAGCCAGACTCAGCCCCAGTGGTCGCGGCGGGCGCCGTCGGGTGCTGCACGGCGACGACACCCTCGTGAGTCACGTCGAACCGTTCCCCCGCGACAAGGACAGCGCACCAACCGAAAAGGACCAGCAGGAGCGATACCAGGCCGCCCTATGGCATGCGCTGGCGCTCGGTCGGGCCAACGGGCACGCCAGCGACGAGCTGGACCGCATCGGCAACGCGCTCTCGACGACCATCCGCGACATGTGCGAGACGCGCGGGCTGCAAGTACCCGAGTTCCGCACGCAGCCAAGCCTCGTGCCCGCCAACGATCCCGAGCCCGCACGGGCGTACGTGCCCGATGCGGCGACCATCGCATTGCCGGACGCATGCGCACGGTGCTATGTCGCGCTGCCTACGTCCGCGACCGGCCAGCTGTGCGACGACTGCGACGGGGCACCCGAGCTGCGCACACCCGAGCCCGCAGCCGACAACCTGCGGGCGACGTACACCGGCAAGCGTCACGAGGACACGCTGCCGGTGACGACGTTGGCGCGCATGGCCAAGTGGCTGTACCGGCACGCTGGCGACGTGGCCCTACAGGAGAACGCCGCCGAGGTGTGCGACGAGATCGAGCGGGTTTTCCGTTCTGCCACACGCGTAGTCAATCGCCCTCCGGAGCCGACGACCATCGGCCCGTGTGTCACCGACCCCGCTCCCGATGAGGTGCTCAAAGCCCGCGCCGAGAGGGGGGACACCGACACCGTCTGTGGCTATGCGCTCACCGTGCGCCCGCCCAACATCGATGTCGAATGCCCACAATGCGGTCTGGTGTATGTGGCCGCCGAGGTGCTGGAGTACAACCTGGCGGGTCTAGAAGACCGCAATGTCACGGTGCGTGAGCTGGTGGACGTGGTGTTGCCCCGACTCAATGAGCATGTGCCGAGAAGGACTCTGGAGCGGTGGATACAGAACGGCCTCGTCTCGGTGCGTGGCCACGACGCTCACGGTCACCAGATGGTTCGCGTTGGCGACGTGCGCCAGGTCAGGGCGCAGCGACCGCGACACGCAAAGCGCGCCTGACCAGCCACGATGCGAACGTGTGGCAAAATGGCGCTCAACATACCAGTAGGTGAGCTGTATCTACTGCATGAAACCCCCGGCCTAGCTGGGGGTTTCGTCGTATCAGGGGTGGGTGTCAGACGCCCGGCGTAGAACTACCCGATGGACGCGCGCAAGGCCATACGCGAGGTCATCGAGGCCATCCCGAGCCTGTTTGGTACGACTCGCACAAAGACCATCGGCGCCGAGGGCGAGACCGAGACCGTCATCTACACACAAGCGCAGGTTGCCGACCTCATCGCCTCGGTGCTCCCCGATGCCCTCAAGGCCAAGGGTCACATGGTGATCGCACTACCCGAGGTCGAGTCCTACGAGTCCGGCCGGCGCTACGTCCGAGTACCCATCACCGCACAACCATGGTCTGACGGCACCGTACCCATCAGTCCACACGGTGACGCGGTGGCCATCCGCAACGTGCCCGACAAGCTGCCCATGCAGGACGTGCCAGCGCTGGCCTCGGCGCTCATGGCCGCCTACTGCACATGGCGGCCGCCTCGTCGTCGATAGGACCACATGAGCAACCTGCGCAACGGCAGTCTTGAGCGCAAGGTCAAGCGTGAGTTCCGGCAGCGGTGCAAGGCCACCCGCGCGGTGTGCTGGCTGTGTCGTCAGCCCATCGACTACAGCGCCGCGCCACAGACCCCCGAGGCGTTCGAGCCCGACCACTACCACCCCGTCGAGAGCCATCCTCACCTCGCCTACGACATGACCAACCTTCGGCCCTCTCATTGCCGCTGCAACCGAGCACGGCAGGACACACCGCCTGAGCAGCGGCGATGGGTCCAACCTGACTGGTGAGCGGTATTTGCAGAGCGCATAACCGCAGGTCAAAGAGTTAGCTGGCGGATGCAAAACCCCTGGTAGGGAGGGGGGTTCGATTCTCTGCAAACGAGCTGGCTGGCGACTCCGCGGTAAGGCTCCATTTTCGCAAACAGCTATGGACGTGAACATATCCCGCGAGGCCTGTACAGGAGGCGTGTCCCATGCCCGACGTACACAATCGCACCCGCTACCTGGCCGGTTGCCGCTGTGAGCAGTGCAAACTAGCCAACTCGGAGTACCGCAAGGAACTCCGGCAGCGTAAGAAAGGCGTGGAACAGTCCGGACGCAAATTGGCGTCCGTCCGCTCGATGCCAGCAAACGCCGGTGATGGGCAGAGCGCGCCGAGGGCGCCAGTCATCGGCGATGTGCAGCAGGGCGTGATAGCTGAGATTGACGCACTCGGGATCGCCGAGCGGCGGCCCGGTCTGGTGCAGACCGCGTACGCGCTGGCGCGGGTGCTCGATAACCAGCTGGCCATCGCGCAGCACCCCTCGGCCGCACGCCAGCTCTCCGAACTCATGGACAAGCTGCGCAAGAGCGGCACCGTCGGCAAGGGCAAGCTCGCCGCCGTGCGGGCGATGACCCGGCCGACCGGATCTGGTGAGGCTACGGGTTGAGCACCGCGTGTGCAGAGCGCATCCTCGGGTGCACCGAGCCGCGCATATTCACCCCGCCGCGCCGTGAGCTGACGCCACAGACCTCGCACGGGTTCGCGTGCATCGCGTTCGCCGAGCAGCTGCTCGGACTGCGGTTGTTCCCGTGGCAAGAGTGGTTGCTGATCCACGCGCTGGAACTCAACGAGGACGGCATCACCTATCGGTTCCGGTTCGTCCTCGTCGAAGTGGCCAGGCAGAACGGCAAGTCCCTGATTCTGCTCGTGCTGGCGCTCTGGCATCTGTACGCGCTCGATTCCAAGATGGTGATCGGGACCGCGCAGGACCTCGCCCGAGCTGAGAAGTCCTGGGACGAGGCCGTGCAGTGGGCCGAGGACGACGAGGAACTCGCACACCTCATCGAGAAGGTGGACCGTGGACACCCGAAGTTCATGCGGCTGGCCAAGACTGACGAGACACCCTGGTATCGCGAGTATCGCGTGGCAGCTGCCACCCGGCGCGGCGGTCGTGGTTTCTCCGGCGACTTGATTCTGCTCGACGAGTTGCGCGAGCACACCAACTGGGATTCATGGGCCGCCGTCACCAACGCGATGAACGCGCGCCCGCGTGGTCAGGCGTGGGCGTTCTCCAATGCCGGGGATGCCATGTCCATCGTCCTGCGCTGGCTGCGCACCACGGCACATCAGGCGCTCGGGTGGCCCGACGGCGACGCGGACGCAGCGGTTCTCGGCGAGCTAGACGCCGAGATGGAGGAATACCTCGCCGAGCACGCCGACGAGGATATGACCGGCTGGTTTGAATGGTCCGCACCCCCGAAGGCCAAGCGCACCGACCGGCAGGCATGGGCGCAGGCCAACCCCTCGATGAATCACACTGAGATCACCGAGGATTGCGTCACCGAGGCCACCATCGCCGGAGCGCTTCGAGGCAACCCACCCCACATGTTCGAGACCGAGGTGTTGTGCCGGTGGGTCTCGATGGCCGACGCCGGACCATTCCCCGAAGGATCGTGGGCCGACACCCTCGACAACACCGCACGTCCCGCCGAAGGCAGTCAACGGATTGTGTGCGTGGATGTTTCATGGAGTCGCACACACTCGTATGTCGCGCGGGTAGGCCGGGACGAGGACGGCAAGCCGGTGGCCGGCATAAGCGCCGACCGCGCCGGAACCGATTGGGTCATCCCCTGGCTGGTCGAGCACCAGGACGGTTTCGCCGGGGTAGTCATGCAGTCCAACGGCGCCCCCGTCACATCCCTGATTGAGGACGCCAAGGCCGAAGGCCTCAACGTGATCGAGTGGGGCGGCGCTGATCTGGGCATCGCCACCGGCAAGGTCTGGGACCACATGAACGAGCGCACCCTGCGCCACCTGGAACACCCCGGCCTCGACGCGGCGGCCACCAGCGCCGCCATCAAAGTACTCGCGCAAGGCGCGTGGGTCATCGACCGAGCCAAATCGCCCACCGACGCCGCACCACTGCAAGCCGTCATCGGCGCGGTATGGGGACTGGAAACACTTGAACCGGAGAGCCGTTCGGCCTACGAGGACGAGGAGCTGATGATTGTTTAAGCGCAAGCATCCCGCACGAGGGCGCGAGGCAGTATGGAACCTGCACTCTGGTAGCACAATTCGTGGTGTCCTCGTGAAAGAGGCTGGACCCAAGCTGATTTTGCGCGCAGCCAGCGTGTACGAGCCTGGCCAGGAATGGATACCGGCTGATGGCGAGATCATCATCGACTCCGGCAACGTGGACTACGTACAGGTCCCCTGATGGGCATCACGGTTAGCGGCGGTACCCCGATCCCCATCGGTACACCATGGTCTCGGTACTCCCCGATCCAGCAGCGCATCGACATCTCGCCGTTCCTATCACTGGAGTATTTCGAGATCTGGCGCCTGCAACCCTCGGTGCGGCGCGTGGTGTCGTTCCTGGCGCGCAACATCGCACAGCTCGGCATTGGGGTATTCGAGCGCCAGTCAGAGGCCGAGCGGGCCAAGGTGTTCGAGCATCCCCTGGCCAAACTGCTGTACCGGCCCAACCCCAAGATGACGCCGTATCGGTTCAAGTCAACGCTCATCCATGATCTGGGCATCTACGACGTTGCCTACTGGCGCAAGCTGCGTGTTGGATCCAAATTGGTTGGCCTCCAGCACCTACCGCCCCGGCTGGTGACCCCGGACAACTACAACTCGCCGGGCCTATCGCCTACGGCGTTCAAGCTCGCCGGTCCCGCTGGCAGTGCCGGTGAAGTCATCCCCGCTGATGACGTGTTCTATGTGCGCGGGTACGGCGGCATCTACGACATCGGTATTTCGCCGCTGGAGTCGCTGCGTCAAATCCTGCGCGAAGAGTGGTCGGCCAGCGACATGCGCGACCAGATCATGCGCAACGGCGCCCGCATGTCCGGATACCTTTCTCGGCCCAAGGAGGCCCCCGCGTGGACTAAGGAGGCTCGCGCGAAGTTCAAGGAGTCGTGGCGCTCCCAGTACGCGGGAGCCGACGCCAGCCAAGCGGGCGGCACCCCAGTGCTGGAGGACGGCATGACGTTTGTTCAGGCCAGCCAGACCGCAAAAGACTTGCAGTACATCGAGGGCCGCAAGCTCACCGACGAAGAGGTATGCCGGTCCTACTTCATCCCGCCGCCCATGATCGGCATCCTGGACCGGGCCACGTTCGCCAACATCACCGAGCAGCACGCCATGTTGTACCAGGACACCCTCGGTCCTCTGCTCGAACAGATCGAGGACGAGATCGACCTCCAGCTGCTCCCCGAGCTGGAGCCTGTGACGCCAGAGCGATTCTTCTGTGAGTTCAACCTGCGCGAGAAGCTGACGGGCAATTTCAAGGACCGCGCCGGGATCATGCAGACCGCCGTCGGCGGACCCTGGCTGACCATCAATGAGGCACGCGCCCTGGACAATCGGCCACCCGTGGAGGGCGGCGACGACCTGATCAAGCCCCTGTACCTCACTCAGAACGGTGACCAGAATCCGATACCGGCTGACGACCAGGCCCCGGAGCAACCGGCTGACAACGAAGCCACCGACGAACTCGACGACGACGAGTAAGGGAGTACCACCCATGCGCACCAAAATGGCGAACATACAGATAAAGGCCGGACCCGACGACGGGCTCGCTGAAGGTCAGTTCACCGCGTACGCCAGCGTATTCAGCAACATCGACAGCTACGGCGACGTGGTAGTCAAGGGCGCATTCGCCAACTCCCTTGCCGAGTGGGCGAAGTCGGGCAGTCCGATACCGCTTCTGTTTGGGCACAACATGTCCGATCCGGACTACAACATCGGGCACGTCGAGTCCGCGGTGGAGGACGAGCACGGACTGCTCGTTACCGCGCAGATCGACACCTCCAATCCCAAGGGGTTGCAGGTGTACAAGATGCTCAAGGGCCGCCGCGTCAATCAGATGTCGTTCGCCTACGACATTCTCGACGGCGGCATGGCCGAGCGGCCCAAGGCTGGCGAGCCCGTCGGCGAGGACGGCACGGTGCCCACCGAATCGTTTTACGAGCTGCGCGAACTCAAGCTCTATGAGGTGTCGGTGGTGACCATCGGCGCCAACCAGGACGCCGAGATCCTTGCCGTCAAGGCACGCGAAATCGCAGCGGACACCAAGGCTGGCCGCGTGCTGTCGGCCAAAAACGAGAGCGAACTACGAGACGCACACGAGGCCATCAGCCGTGTGCTCTGCGCTCTTGGCAGCACACCTGACGAGGAAAAGGCCAGCGAATCCGGCCCGTCTGAGCCAGCGCCCGAAGCGGCGCCCGTTCAGGCCAACCGCAAGTCGCCCGTCGCATCCTCGGCGCACAAGTTGATCGAGCTGGAACTGGCCAGCGCGATCTAAATCCAAAGAATCAGAAGGAGATTCACATGTCTGCACGACTGTTGCAGCTCAAGGAGCGCGCCGACGCGGCACTGAAGACGGCGCGCGACATCGCAGAGAAGGCCGAGGCCGAAGGCGGCCGCGACTTCAAGGACAACGAGCAGGTCGAGTACAACACCGCCGTGGCGGCCGCCAAGGACATCTTGGAAGCCATCAAGGCCGTCAAGGCTGATGAGGCAATCTTGGCCGAGGCCAAGACCTTTGCCGACAACATCGGTGTTCCGGAAACCAAGGGCGGCCATGCCGAGCTCAATTTGAGCCTCGGTACGACCGTGATCCAGTCGCCGGAGTTCAAGGCGATGATGGATCGATTCAAGACCGGCAACGGCGAGTTCCGCATCCCGGACCGCGCCAAGATCCAGTCCGACGCGATCTCGCTCAAGTCGTTGTTCGTGGGTCAGTCCCGCACCAGCGCTGGCGCGTTCATCGTCCCGGACCGCACCGACATTGTGGAGATGCTGGGCCGTCGGCCGTTGCGTCTGCGCGATCTGTGCGCCAAGCGTCGCACCACCTCCGATGTGGTGGAGTACGTGCGCGAGACCAGCCACACCAACAACGCCGCCCCGGTTCCCGAAGCCAGCAGCGCAGCGGCGCCCACCGCCCCCGGTTCGGCCGGCCCACTGGTGACCGACCCGAACGGCGGCTACAAGCCCGAGGGCTCGTGGGCGTTCGAGGTCAAGCAGGCCACCGTCAAGACCATCGCCGAGTGGGTGCCGGTCTCCAAGCGGGCACTTGCCGATGTGGCGCAGCTGGAGGGCCTGATCAACGATGAGCTCCAGCTCGATATCGCCGAGGCCGAGGACAACCAGTTCCTCAACGGCAACGGCGTGGGAGAGAACCACACCGGCATCCTGAACACCTCCGGCATTCAGACGCAGGCGTTCACGACCGACATCTTCACCTCCCTGCGCAAGGCGATCACGAAGCTGCGCACCGTGGGCCGCGTACAGCCGAACGCGATCCTGGTCTCTCCGGCAGTCAAGGAGCAGATCGAGCTCACCAAGGACGAGATGGGCCGGTACTACTACGCCGGACCGTTCAACACCGGAGTGACCACCTTGTGGGGTCTGCCGGTCGTCGATTCGGAGATCATGCCCGACACGCACGCACTGCCCGGCGACTTCTCCAAGGCCGTCATCTGGGACCGCGAGCAGACCAGCATCACCATGACCGACTCGCACGCGGACTTCTTCATCCGCAACCTGGTGGCGGTGCTGGCCGAGGAGCGCAACGCGTTCGGTGTCACCCGCCCGCCCGCCTTCTGCAAGACGGCGGTGGCCTGATGACTCTGCGCGAGTACGAAGTGGCCACCGGCGACCCCTGGGGCCGCACAACCACGATCCAGCTCTCCGACGAGGACGCCAAGGCGCGCGGCTTGATCCCGCACACCAAGGCCGACACCAAGGCTGACGCCGAGGACGATGCTGGCGACGGCGACAAGGCCGACGGCGGGGATGCTGGCGGCCAGAAGCAGGCCAAGGCACCGGCCAACAAAGCCGCGCCGAAGGCTCCCGCCCACAAGGGCAGCGCCGAGGCCTAATGCCCGAGCTGGACGAGGCTGCCGTCGCGCAGTACACGCAGGGGCGGCTGGTCGCCGATGATCCGGAGACTGGCCGCCTTCTGCGGGCGGCACTGGCCGCCGCTCGCGCCTACTGCGGATGGCACGTGACGCCGGTCAAGACCGACGACACGGTGGAACTTGACGGGCCGGGCGGCAACACGCTGATGCTGCCCACCCTCAAGCTCATCTCACTATCCGAGGTCCGCGAGCGGGTCGGCGCGTACGGCGGGTCCGTCAACGAGGTGGTTTACGCGCCCGCGCAACTCGAGACCTCCCGTCATGGCATGGTCAGAAAGCGCCCCGGCCTCACCCCGCACGGACCGTGGTGGACGCACGAGCTTGGCGCCATCACCGTCAAGATGACCCACGGGTACGCCGAAGACGAGGCCGCGAACTGGCAAGACGCCATCTTGTCCATGGTTGACCGGGTATCAACCATGATCGGCGGTGGCCCGTTCATCGGCATCGGCCCGTTCCAGTACGGGGCAACTACGTCGTCGTCGAGCGTTCACTCACAATTCAGCGACGCCGAACGTGCCACGTTCGACCTCTACCGACTTGAGCCCACGCCGTGACCGAGTGGGTGACGGTCACACCGCTTGGCGGCAAGGACCCCATTACCGGCGACCAGCTGCCCGACGGCGCACCGCTGCGCCTTTTGGCCTATGAGGTCGCGCCCGGTAACACGCTGTTGCGGTTCGGGATTGGCGGCGACCTCGACTCGGTGGAATTCACCACCTACCTGCCGTTGCGCCACCGGGGCGCCGACGGGGTGTGGACAGCGACCGCAACCGTGCTGGCCAAGCCCTTCCGCATCGAGGTACGCGACCGCAAATGCCTTGGCCGCATGCAGGAATGGAACTCACGTGGCCGGGGCGGCATCGCCGTGCTGTGTCACTCGGCGACCGGCAAGGGCACCTGATGCGTGTACAGGCCGCCCCCGCGCCGCTGCTGCGCGCGTGGCTGGCCCCGAAGTTCTCCGGCGTGACCGTGGCCGACGCAGTACCCGACGAATGGACACCCGATGAGGCGCCGGTCATCGTGCTTGCCGACGACGGCGGCCCCGTCGTTGTGGCCTGGTCCGGGCAGATCGTGCGGTCCTATCACGTCATCCGCATCACCGCGCGCGGACGAGTCCGTACCGCCGTCGATGAACTCGCCCGCATAGCGGCGGGCCACCTGTCCACCGCCCGCCTGCCGGGCATCAAGGTCCACGGCGTCGGCCCGGTACTGGAGTCTCGAGACCCCAAGACCGGGGCGGTGCTCGCCTCCACGCTGGTCAATGTCCAAGCACGAGCCAGGCAGATCTGATGGCCAAGAGCCCGACGTTCAAGCTCAACAAGAAGGCCATCGCCGAACTGGCCAAAGGCGCAGCCGCACAGGCCGTTGTCACATCGGTTGCCAACGATATCGCCGCCGCGACCGGCATCGAGGCCGAGGTCGTCGAGTACACCACCGACCGCGCTGTGGCTGCGGTCAAGGTCCGCGCGTTCGACCAGGCCGCCGACGGCGTGCTTTCACGCGCTGCCGCATCGGCCGGCATTCACATCGCTACCAAGTAGGCGGCCCAGGACCGCAACAAGTTTCACCGACCACCACAGGGGTTGTCGGTGTTTGTCCGTGCGCGCCGTCGCCCGGACTCGACAAGAAGGAGAATCACATGGCAGGCAATGCCGACAATGTGAAGCTGTGGGACGGCGCTGATGTGCTGATCTACACCGGCACGGACAGTCCGTACGACATCACCTCGCCCGCGACCACCAACAACCTCCCGGCAACGATCACCGACCCGTGGCCCGCGCTGTGGAAGTACGTCGGCCTTCTACACGGCGACAACGGTTTCGAGAACACCCGCGAGTGGAACGAAACCGACATCACCGCATGGGGTTACGGCGTGGTCAAGGTGGCCAGCAAGAACCTCAAGGTGGAACGCAAGTTCACCGCCCTGGAGGACAACGAGACCACCACATCGCTCATCTGGCCCGGTTCGACGGACACGGCAATCGTGGTCCCCAAGCCCGCCAGCCGCTTTATCGCGTTCCAGCTGGTTGACGATCTCGGTCACACCACGCGCTACATCTCCAAGCTGCGTTCGCGCATCTGGGCGCCCAACGCCAACGAAAAGGAAGGCGCCGCAGATGGATACGGGTTCACCGCCCGCATCTTCCCCAATAGCAACAAGGAGCTGTTCGCGCTCCAGAAGTCGGCGGCATAGCCATGATCCGAGTGGAGCTGATCAAGGAAACAGAGCATTTCCCCGCTGGCGCGGTCATCGCGGTCGATGAGAACTCAGCCAAGGTGCTCATTGCCCGCAAGGAGGCCAAGCTCGTTGGCGAGGTCGAGCCCGAGGTCGTCGAATCGGGCGGCGAACGGGCGCGGGCCATCAACGCCGCCGCCAAGGCCGACACCGAAGGCGAGACCGAAGGCGAGGACCCGCCGAAGAACGAAGGCCGGAGCACTGCAAAGGGTTCCAAGTAATCACAGTCGTCACCCCGCGCCGTTTCCCTCGGCCCGGCGCGGGGTGGCTTCACCTGTCAATGCCGGGGAGCCGAGGGAGAATCTGAAATGGCAAAGCAGACAACAAGTCCGGCCGAGGCCGAGGCGAAGGGCATCGAGACTCAGCAGGTCGCCTACGGCGGCCACGCCTACGAAGTGCCTGCCACGGTGGATGATTGGCCGATTGAGGCGCTGGAGGCGGCCGAGCGGGGATTGCCGTCCACGCTGCTGCGCAGCGTGCTCGGACCGGCACAGTACGGCGCGTTCAAGGCGCGGCACAACACCGTCAAGGATCTGCGGGCGCTCTCCGATGCCATCGCCGAAGCGTCCGGATTCACCGCATCGTTGGGAAACTAGTTGCGCCAGTGATCCGCGCAGTGCCTCCGACATGTGTTGCACTGCGCGGGTTTCTGGCCCTGCTCCGGTTCCACTGCGATCTCGTCGAGTCCGACCTTTCGACGTTCCATCACATCGACTACCGGGACCGCTGGCGTCGGGACTCCGAGGGGATACGGCGGCTCACGCTGCGCATGATCCATGTTCGCGTGACCCACCTACCCGCCACATCGGCTCTGTCCCTGCACTTTTCCAACGGCAAATCAGCGTGGGACCTACACGCTCACCTGATGGCCGACATGGTGACCGCCTGGACCGGACACCAGTACGACCGCAACGGCGAGCAGGCCCAAGCGCAGAAGCAAGCCATCGAGCGCCGGGAGAAACGGCGCGAGTCAGCCCGCAAACGCGCGCGGGCGCACAACAGCCGATCTGTGGCCGATGACATCGCCAGAGCCAAACGCAACGCCAGAGGGGGTCAATGATGGCCGATAAGACCAACATCGGGTACGCCATGCTCCCGGTGGCGCTGTCGTTCGAGAACATCACCAAGGAGATCGCCAGCAAGCTCGGGATACCCCTGAAGGCGGCGGGCACCAAGGCTGGTGTGGACGCGGGGGCGGCCATCGCCGCTGGCGTCGAGCAGGCCAAGGGCAAGGTCGAATCGTCCAGCGCCAAGGTCGCCACGGCGTTGAAGAAGATTGAGGATCAAACCGGCAAGGTCAAGGTGGCCGAGGCCCAGCTACAAGCGTTGCGCGACAGAGGTGTTACCGATGCCGGGCGGCTGGCGGCGGCCGAGGAGAAGGTGGCCGCCGCGCAGCGCAACCTCACGCAGGCCGAGAACGCGCACACCAACGCCACAGGCGCGCTGCGCAACGCCCAAGTCAACCTCGCCAAGGCCCAAAAGGATGCCGGGGATGCCGCCGAGGGCGCGGCGGTCAAGTTCGGTCTACTCTCTCGCGTCAGCGGCGCCACCGGCAATGCGCTCGGCGCGGCGGCATCGGGTGCGCGCAGCCTAACCGGGAGCTTGGCGGGCGCGGCCGGCCTCGTCGGCGGGGTGGCCGCCGTGACCACCACCTTGACCAAAGCGCTCACTGTCGGGCTGGACTACACGCGGTCGATGAACACCATGGCGGCGGTATCGGGCGGCACCGCCGAGCAGATGGCGCAGGTGGGCGCGCGGGCACGCGAGCTGGGCAACGACATCAGCTTGCCGGGCACCTCGGCCAACGACGCCGCTGCCGCCATGACCGAACTGGCCAAGGGCGGGTTCGACGTTCAGCAGTCGATGGACGCTGCCAAGGGCACGCTCCAGCTGGCGGCCGCTGCCGGTATCTCCGCCGCCGAGGCCGCCACCATCCAGTCCAACGCCCTGAACTCCTTTGGCCTGAGTGCCGACTACGCGGGCAAGATGTCCGACATTTTGGCCAACGCCGCCAACGCATCCAGTGCCGAGATCACCGATATCGCCTATGGGCTCCAGGCCGGGTCGGCGGTGGCCAACCAGTTCGGGATCAGCGCCAAGGACACCGCCGCGACGCTGGCGCTGCTGGCCAACAACGGCATCAAGTCCTCCGATGCCGGTACGTTGCTCAAGTCCGCGCTGCTGCACCTGGCCGCACCGTCCGATCAGGCATCAGCTGCCCTCGATGCCCTCGGGGTGCAGGCCTACGACGCCCAAGGCAATTTCGTTGGGCTCGCCGCGCTCATGGGTCAGCTCCAGGAGGCCTCCAAGCGGCTGACCCCGCAGATGTTCCAGGAGAACGCCGCCATAGCGTTCGGCTCGGATGCGGCCCGCCTGGCGGGTATCGGCGCCAAAGAGGGCGCCGACGGATTCAACAAGATGGCCACGGCCATGGACCGCTCGGGGGCTGCTGCCGACGTGGCCGCCGCACGCACCAAGGGTCTGCCCGGTGCGGTGGAGCGCATCAGCAATGCGGTCGAGTCGTTCTCGCTGGCGCTCTACGACGTGATCAGCGGTCCGGCCCAACAGTGGGCCGACCGGCTTGCCGAGGGTATCGGCAAGGCCGAGGACGGATTTAAGGCAGCCGTCCCCTATGTCAAGGACTTCTTCAAGGAGATCGACCAATCGGGCGTCATCGATCTGGTCAAGGGCGCGTTCTCCACGCTGCTGGACACCGTTACCGGCGTCGTGACAGCAGGTATCGCGGTCGGGCGGTTCTTCAACGAGAACAAGGAGCTGGCCGGGGGCCTGGCGGTCATCCTGACCACCCTGCTCGCGCCCGCGCTGGCGGCCATGGCGGTCTCGGCGGCATCGGCGGCCGCCGCCATGGTGGTCTCCGGTGCGACGACGGCCGGGTACTACGCCCTTGTCGCGGCCACCAAAGCGTGGACGATCGCACAGTGGCTACTCAACGCCGCGATGTCGGCTAACCCGATCAGCCTTATTGTCATCGGAATCGCTGCTCTTGCAGCTGGATTGATCTACGCCTACAAGCATTCCGAGACGTTCCGGCGCATCGTCGATGCGGCCTGGAAAGGCATCAAGGAGGCCGCCTCAGCGGTCGTCGATTGGTTCACCAACACCGCGTGGCCTTTCCTGCAACGCGTTTGGGACGGTATCGCCGCTGGCTGGCGCGGCCTCGTGGACACCGCCGAAGGGGTATGGACCAGTATCCGCGACAAGTTCAACGCCATGGTCGATTTCTTCTCCAATCTGCCATCTGCCATCAAGGAGAAGGCAATTGGCATGTGGGACAGCATCAAAGACTCGTTCAAGTCGATGGTCAACGGGCTGATCATGATGTGGAACGCCATGGCCGCAAAGCTGACGTTCACCATGCCGGACATCCCTGGTGTCCCGCGTCGCGGCGAGAGCATCCAGCCCATCCCCTCGCTGCCGATGCTGGCCGCTGGCGGGGTTGCCGGGCGGACCACCGCAGGGCGCCTCTGGGGGCCGGGCAACGGCACCAGCGACTCGATCATCGGCGTTGATACACGCGGGTACCCAACAGCTTTGGTGTCCACCGATGAGGGTGTGGTCACGGCCGCGGCGATGCGCGGAAACGGCGCCGCCATCGTCGCGGCCCTCAATGCCGGATGGGTGCCCTCGGCAGAGTACTTGCGCGCGATGCTCATTGACGGCGGCCTGCCCCGCTATGCCGAGGGACTGAACCCTGGCGCGGATTTTCTGCGCACCACCATCATGCAGATGTGGCCCAAGATCACTCGTATTGGTGGCCGCCGCTCCGAAGATGGCTACGGCGAACACAGCACGGGCAACGCCATCGATGTCATGATCCCCGACTACAACTCGCCCGAGGGCATGGCGCTGGGCAATAGCGTACTGGCCTTCTTGCAGAAGAACGCCTCCACGCTCGATGTCAACGGGATCATCTGGCGCCAAACCTCATACGGATACGGCGGTAGCTTCGCCACCGGGACCGGCATGCCCGATCGTGGCACCCCGACGCAGAACCACATGGATCACCTGCATGTGATCCTGGGCAAGGGGCGTGGCGTGGGTGCGGCCCCGACTGCTGTGCCGACGGCGGCGCTCTCCGGCGGTGCGGGCGTGGCCGCTCCGCTGTCGGCGGGCGGCGGTGTGGGTGGCGGCATCCCCGCTGGTGCGACCGCTGGCGTTGGCCCCAACGGTGAAGCGGGCTACTACCAGAGTGATCCGCGCAAGGTGCGCGACGCCGAGCAGAAGGTGGCCGATGCCGATGACCGGGTGAAGCGCGCCGAGCAGCGGGTGGCCGAGTTGGGCAAGAAGGCCAAGGAGTCCGAGCGGATGACCGCGCAGGACAACCTGGAGAAGGCCAAGCGTGAAGCCCGCGATGCCCGAGATGACTTGGAGCAGACCAAAAAGGGCAAGTTCACCGAGACCAGGCAACCCAAGGGCGGCAATGGTATTGGCGGTGCTGGCGGCGGCGGTGACCTCAGCGGTGCGGGCGGCATCTTCGGATCGTTCCTCAAGGAGACATTCGGGCTTGACGGGTCATGGCTGCCGGACATCTCAAACTTTGGCCCCCTCAAGATGTTTGACTCATTCATGACGGCCTTCAAGGGGCCGATCCAGGGTGCCATCGACGGGCAGCTCGGCATCCAGCAACCCGGCTGGACACCCGGCTCGGACTGGCAGCCGTCCTCGGCGGCCCCGGTGTCCGCTGGCGGTACCGCCGCGCCCGGTCAGGGCAACGCCCCCGGCACCGAGGGCGGTCTGAACATCGCGGGCCTGAACCTGCCCGGTTTCGTACCGCCCAACGTCGATGCCTCAATCCAGGTCACCGCGAACGGTCCCGGCGCCGACGAGATCGCCACGGCGGTACGCCGCGCCGCACCCGACCAGCAGACGCGGCTGGGCGCTGCGATCCCGACGGGCTTCTGATGGCGCTACCGGCCGACACCTCCTGGGGTGCGCTTCCCGAGCGGATGCGCGCCGAGCACATCGAGTGCCGCATCATCGACACGACCGGCAACGTGTGGCACCTGTCCGGTCCCAACGCGGGCGTCGAGGGCGCCATGATCAACGGCGCCATTGACGGGCTCGGGGAGATCCCCGGCAAGGGCGTTTGGTCCGAGACCGCCAACAGCGCCCCCTACTTCGAGCGGTGGATCGACGGCCGCCACGAGATCGCATTCCGGGCGCTATTGATCGATGATCACGCATTCGGCTGGTATGGGACGCGCCGACGGTTCATGGACGGCCTCAAGGTCGATACCCCCTCGTGGTTCACCGTCACCTCACGCCTGTACGGCGAGGTCTGGTTGCCGGTGCTGCGCGACTCGGTGCACACCATCTACGAGGACGACCCGACCGCCGATGACACCAACTACAGCCTTCATGAGCTGGTGCTGGCGGCCTCTGGTGATCCCCGCTGGCGGCGACCCGACCGGGTGGGCATGTGGCAATCGACCAACGGGCAAAAGGTCGGCTCAATCCGTGTGGTCAATCGCAGTGACGTACCGATCAGGCCGTACTTCATCTGCGAAGCACCAGGACGGATCAAGCTGCCCGATGGGCCGGCCGCTGTCATCACCGCCCCGGACGCCGAGGACCACATCGACTTTCCCGGCCTGCTCGGACTGTTCGGCTTGTCCTGGCTCACCCCGCGCGGTCTGCGTCGGCACCGCGAGCCCGAGATGGTCATCGACTTCACGCTGTATGAGGACGAGCACACCCTCATCGACACCGACCCCTGCAACCGCATCGCCATCAGCGACAAAGACCCGGTGGACAACATCGGGTTGCAGTTCATCCGCAACTCCGAGATCGCCTCACTGATCACCGGAAACGCTGGCGAGCGCGGCCAAACCATCATGGAACGGCTACGCGGGCAGGGCTTCTCCGTGCCGATCCCGGCGCGGTCGGAGGCCTCGCTGCCGGTCTACCACTCCCGACCGGGCGGCCGCATCTGGTGCGTGGTACCGCAAAGGTTCGACCATGCCACCTAGCGCCATGACCGGCGCGGTGATGGACCGGCTGGAGTCCCAGCGGTACGCCTACATCAACAGACCGCCCCAAGTCCCGCTCTTTCGGGTGTGGGATAAAGACTTTCGTCTGTTGTGCCAGATCGCCGACCCCGAAGAGGCGGTTTGGGAAGAGCTCGACGACAAGGTAGGCGGCGCTCAGGTCACCATCGCCGGGCAGCGGTTCGCCTGGCTGCGCAAGCTCATCACGCGGGACATCCCGTATGACGAGAACCTGATGCTGACGGTGGACCCCGATGTCACCAACCCGCACGATTACAAAGCGCGGTGGGGTGGCTGGATCGATGACATCGACGACATCGTGGAGGCCGGACAACCAACCCGAACAGTATTGAAGTGCACCAGCTTCCGTGATCACCCATCGTTCATTTCCGTAGCTAGTAACCCTATCTTCCCGCCCGAGGTGCAGGCGCCCAAGATTTTCATGAACGGCGGCCCGACCGCCTGGACCTGCGCAAGTACGGCTTTTATCAACCTGTTTCGCATCTACACTCTCAACGGATTTCACCCAATCCCGCGAAACCTGTTCGCCCCCAAGACATGGCTGGAAAACCTGCATATCTTGAATTGGCCGATCCAGGTTATGCCGATGGTGCCGCTACTGGACCAGACGCGGTGGTGCGTGCTCTCCTCGCGCTGGAAGTCACTGCAAGAGGCGCAGGCGCCACTGCTCAAGGACGCCGGGGTGACGTGCCGCGCCTATACGTGGCTGCCCACAGATCCGGCCCCCTACACCATGTTTGGCCCAGAGCTCGCCGAACTGTTCCGCCCGAAACGGGCCTGCATCATCTTGTCCTACGAGGACAACTCGGGTGTGGGCGGTCCCACGGGAACGCTCATCGACGGCGCTATGAACCTCATCGCAGCAACACTGGATGACTTTCTGGCATCGACGATCATTCCGCTGGACCAAGACGGCGACGGCATCCCCGACCCGTTCATCCGCAAGTTACTCGGCGTAGCACCCAAGCCTTCCCCCTACACGTATCGGGACGCCGAACATGGCGGTATCCGTAAGTCCACCATGTCAATTCACAAACGGCGCGCCGTCACCATCCTGACGGGCGGCAAGAGCCCGGCATGGCTCAACCAGGCCATCAGCTTCATGATCCGCTACGGCCTGGCCCAGCTTTCCCAGGTGATCAACTACGGCCTGGGCGCCTACCAGCAATACGGTGTCAACGGGCTTGACAATCTCTATCAGGGGCAGCTCGACGACGTGTTTTTGCCATTCATGCAGTGGCGCAACCCATTTGCCTCTGCCAAGGCCGGACCCTATGCCCGCAACGAGTTCATGGCCTCGGGCTCCGGATCGGCGTACACCGTCAGCTCGATACAGGCCATCGCCGACGGCGACCACAAGAACCGCGCCTATGTCTCGTTCAACCAGGACGTGGGCGATGTGGCGCCGTTCGTGATTGACAAGGATTTCGGCCTGGGACACCGAGTCAACGTCGAGCGTTCCGAGATTCTGTACACCGAGCAGGTCAAGGGCATCCGTCGCACCCTCAAGCGCGGTGAGCCTTGCCGCCCAACACTTCTCGTGGGCGATGACACTCGCGAGGAAGACGGGCTATTGCGGGCATTCCGCACCATCGGCGACGTGGCCAACTTCGCCGCAACCATCGCATCCGCAGGAGGCATGTTCTAGTGACCGAGGCTCAGGTCTTCCCCGAATTTCCCTATGACCGCAAGTTCACCCGCGCTGAGCTCGACGAGATAACCGACGAAGCACGCAAGCTCGCCGACGCCATGCGCGACGGCCAGGCCCCCAACGGCGCCACACTGTGGATCGACGAGAGCATGCTCCAACTCTGGTGCGTGCACGGCGTTTTGGCCGGTGTGCGGGTGCATCCGGATCTGGCCTACATCGTGGCCATCAAGCAGCCCGATCAGCACGCGGTATTCGAGGATTCCGTGCAGTGGGTGCTGCGCGAGGACGCCCCCGAGATCGATCCCGAACAGGACGAGGCCGAGGCCGAGCGGATTGCCACCGCACTGACGCAACGACTTCCCGACGAGGTGCGCCGTCTGGTGGCGCAGAAGATGACCGAGGCCTTCAACGAGGCGAACAAGGAGGACAGCCGTGGTTGACGTATTGCCCAGTGCCCCAGTCTGGCTGGGTGATCATCGCGGATTGTTGAGGTTCTACGCCTACCAGCGCAAGCCCGGTGACCCGCCCCAAACCATCGGCACGTTCACCCTCGATTCCGAGGATGCCGTGGTGGTGCTCAACGCGCTCAAGGGCGAAAAGGGCGAGCCGGGCACCCCCTCGCCCATCATCCGTCCGCAGTGGGGCCACGGCTATTCCAGCGTCGCGGCGCTGCATGCCGGAGAGAACACCCTGACGACGCTGGACGCGGGCCGCGCGTGGTACATCAACGGCACCTGGAACATCTGGACCGGCAGCGCGTGGCGCCAGGAGCAGGGCAGCCTGGAGGGGCCTCCCGGCCCCACCCCGGACCTGTCGATGTCCGCCGAGATCGTCCCGCAGCCGGTCTCGGGGCCGTACGGCGAGATCGTGGTGGACCGCAGCGGTACCGACGAAGATCCGCACTTTCACCTCAAGATCCCCGGCATTCCCGGTCCGCAGGGCGACAACTCGACGATCCGGGGCTCGCTGGACTACGACAACAGCGCCGACCCGCTCGATGGCCAGGGCATCGTCTTTGACATCACCAGCGGCAAGTTCAAGCCCGGCGATATGTCTCCCTACGCCGCCGAGCTGTACACGATCCCGCAGGGCGCATTCCAAAACGGCAGCTTCTCCACGGGCGAGCAGATCATCGCGCAACTGACCATCGAGGCACGCTCGACAGCCTGGTATCCCGACGTGATGGGCCACGTGCGGTGGCGCCGCGCCATCTTGTCCTCGGCGCAGGTCCAGATCGAGGTCCGCATCGAGCCGGAGAACAGCTCACCGTCGGTGCCGGGCAACGCCCCGATCTGCGCGCTGGGGCCATTTGACCCGTCCACGCTGGACACCACGACCGTCTCGCACATCGCCCCGCACTTCTCCCACGAAGGCGACCCGATGCGCGCGGTGTCGCCCACCTCGGCGGTCGGGCGCATCCCGGCCGGCCAGGCGGTGAACGTCTATGTGATCGCCCGCCGCATCGGCGGTAACGGTTCGTACATCATCGACGCCGAATGGTCCCAGCTGGCCCTGCGCGCCTACCCCGTGAGCTGACATGCCCAGAGTGGTTGACCGGCGCCCGCGCCGGGTCGCGGACAAAGACCCCCTTGCCGGGCTACTGGGCTATGACCTCACCGAGGCCGCCGAGTACGCCGGTCAGGGCATCCGCGACTTCATGTTGCAGATCCGCGACACGTGGGCGCAATGGCTCAGGGACGCCACGGGTATCGACCTGACGGCCGCCAATGAGTTTTTCGATTACCTTGTCTCCGAGTTTCTTTCACGCAGCCAGCTCGACCTATCGAGCCCGCAGAAGTTCGTCGAAAGCCTCGGCGACCTACTGCGGACCGGCGCCGAGGAACTGTTTAACAACAGCGTCATCGCTATCTCGCGTATCGGCAACATCATCCAGGACTTGATCAACGGTGCGGGCGAGTTCCTGACCGCCGACAGCGTGAAAACCAACCCATTCTGGTCTTGGGATTCCGTGATGCCCGGCTTCATCTCGGGCGGCTCAATTCGCGCGACCGCCAACGGCACACAGCAGGTCATGCGTTCAGAGCCTTTCCGGGTTTTCCCTGGCCAGACCTTAGAGCTGCGCGCCGCCTCGCAATGGACCGGCGCCGCCGCCACCGCAGGATCAAACCCGGTCAAGGTCGGATTCACCCCGTTCGATGAGGCAGGCAATCCGCTGGCCGATGTCATTCGCGGCACCTTGCAACCCTCCGGTGATCATGGCTGGCAATGGGTTCCAGTACAAGAAAAATGGCCGGTGCCCACCGGAGTCAAGTACGTCTCGCAGCTGCTCATCCTCGATAGCGGCGCAACGGCTGGAACCTTCCGATTCTCCAATGCCTCGGCGTGGGCGTCGAACCTACTCGATATCGAGCTGGTCAAGGATCTGCGCGGGATGGTCGATGCCATCGGCGGAACGGTCAACTCCGAGGCAGCCGACATTGCCGCACGCCTACAAGCGATTACCGCTGACGGCAAGATCACCGCCTCGGAGATCGTCGGCTTGATCCAACAGGCCCAAGTCTCGGGCCTGGCCATCATGCAAACGGTCATCAACCAGATTCTCGACATTCTCAACGGCAACATCGTGACCCCGATCAACTCCCTGGTGCAGGGGGTCAAGGACTGGTTTGGACTGAACCAGAACAAGACTCAGAAGTTGACCAGCGGCGGAAATCTGACGACGGCCGACGTTACCGGCACGTTCGACATGAGCCGGGTCGATGATCTTGTCGATAACCTCGGCAACATTCTGTCTGGGGTCAAGGACGGCGCCGACGGCGTGGGCACCGGCACCACGGGCGCTATCGGGGACCGCATCAATCAGGCCAAGGACTCGCTACTGGCGCTACTGGGCTTGTCGCAGGATGCGCTCAAAAGCGCCATCGCCGCACAGACCACCCTGCAAGAGCAGGAGACCGAGCAGAACACCGGCGACGGCAATAGCTACAGTTTCGTGTTCTCCGGGGCCGACGGTGCCGCACTGAATTCGACCGATTGGACCACCGGCCCCACGCCCGGCGATATCACCATTCGGGGCGACTCGGGGTATGCGGGTGTCAAGAACGGCAACCCTGACGGGTACTACTTCGCCAGCCCCAACTACACCTATGCCACGGACGGGCAGTCGGCCTCATTCGTGCTCGGCAACACCCAAAACGGAAACTACTACTCCGGGGTGTTCATTCGCTGCAACGCCGATCGCACCACGGGCGCCTACTGCCTGGCCAAAGAGGGCGAGGTCCG